ATCTGTGACTACACGCTCCCCGATCATCAGCAGTCCCGCGATCTCAGGTATGCGAGGCATGATGTCAACGACAGCTTTGGACAGCCGTTGCTCCTCTGTTAGTTGTTTACCTAGTGTTAGCATTGTCATTCTCCTCATTTAGGGATTTCCCTAATTACTTTTTATCCGCGGCGAACATGTAGTTGTTCTGCATTGCCCACTCAGTGAACTTGCGGTTCTTCATCACCATTGATTGCTTGGAATACTTGGGTGCACGTATGCCATTGGCAAACATACCTTGGGCTTCCACGTCCAGACGTGGCATGTACTCCATCCACGCGTTGAGCCAATCACCCTCAATAGATGCAAGCGTACGGTACACGACCATACATATACCTGCGGCACTACTAGGTACTTTGGCGTTCTTTGGATCGTCCTTGATAGACTGTAGGCTTGGCAGTTGATCCGACAGCTTCACGAACGCCATCAAGTCCATCGCACCACGATCACCGATAGTACCCATCAGGGCGGCAGTCAGTGTTGTGTCATTGAACATATGACGTTGGTGTAGGATGTCAGACGCAGAGTGTAACGACCGAGGTGTCACAAACGCGGCGCGTTGCTGTTTAGGGTGAAAGATGTACGGGTTCTCGTCAGGGTCTTTGATGTCCTCAAACGATGCGAACAGGTGTGGATTGTCCTTACACCAACCGAGCAAGCTGTGGTCGATACCGTTGTTGATACCCCATTCGATCCATTCCATGTTGGTTGACTTGCGTATCTGTACGACGGTCATACGGTTACGCGCGTGTGGTGGTAACATGTCACCCACACCCTCTGAACCTTTGTTGGTTGTGGCATACACAATGCTGTCGGGGTGTAGCTCATAGCTACCGATCTTACGCTCCAAGATCAGGCGTAGCAGTGCCAACTTAACAGACGGGTTAGCCTTACCAAACTCGTCGATCATAATGATAACGGGTTCACCTGTGTGCAGACCTAGTTCTTCGTTGGTGACATAGCGAACGAACTTACTATTCTCGTCGATCTCCATAATCATTGGGATCATAATGTCACCGAGGTCTAGGCTAGTGCAGTCTACATAGAACATCTTATGCTTTGGCTTCAACTTGCCCAGCTCACCGAGCGTCGAAGACTTACCGTTACCGATGTCACCTTGAAACAGGACAGTACGTTGGTGGCCGATGGCTCCTACAAGAGTTACACCTTCGTCAAGGCTTAGTGAGTACATTTGTTGTGCGTTATTCATTGTCATTCTCCAGTTGATTTAGGGAAATCCCTAATTGGTGTTTAGGTAGCGGGTGCTACCTGTCGATTAATATCCTAGGCCGTGGCCGATGATTAGTAGGGCGTAGCCCCCGCCGAATATGGCGAGGACACACAGGATGTCTGCAATCCAATCTTTCATTCTTCTTCCTCTTCTTCCTCTTCTTCATTGTTGGGAAAGGACACGACAACATAACCATATTCGTCAGCGGTTATTTCCCACTTGTGGGTTGGGCAAGTCTCCAACCACTCAAAAAATTCTTTCCTATTCATTACATATCCAGACTTGGTAGGGACGCGATTGCGTGTTCTAGTAGTTCGCGCGTGTCTTCACGCAGTGACGGGCTATTCTTGATCTGGTCGAGGTTCGTATCATACAGTGCAGTATTAAGCTGTCGGCGCATTGCTTCCATCTGGCTGTCGCCTGTCACGTTACACGTACCGAGCATTTCAATCAGTTCGAGTGCACGATCAAACACCGTATCGTACAGGCGGTTGCCCTTACCTTCCTCGTTCACGTCGAGTTGTCGAACAAGTGTGGTCAGGTTATCGTGTAGCTTATGCCACAGGTCTTTCATCGCTGAGTTAACGGCTGTCGTGTAGTGGCTCTCGTATTGGTTGCGTATCTCGTTCATAGCCTCGTTGCCAATGTCGATACGGAAGTCACCTGCATCAGGCAGTGGGACGTAGGACATGCGGAACGCAAACTTATCCTGTAAGCTGTCACGCGTAGGGTATTCGTCGCGGTTGAACATGTCACCCAATTTAGCCTGTGAGTCCATGATCTTCCAATCATACACACGCAAGAACTCGTCAACCAACCGAGCGAACTCGTTCTGTAGGTCAGTCATAACCTCGTTGTACTTGAAGTATTGTTGCGTGGTGAGTAGGCGAGACCCATTGTCAGACCACGGCAAGGTCATGCTGTAGTGTATGTTACGTGTGTTGGCCGCAAACTTCTGGACGGCGCGTAACTCATCGCAGTCACCTAGTAAGTTCTTAGTCACATTGGCAACGCCTTTGGCCGCGTAGTTCATGTTGGTCACATCGTCGGACGCTTTGCGATCCTTCTTACGTGCAGTCCATACGGACGCGTTGAAGTCCACGATCATCGCCGCGGAACTAATTGATGGTGTAGGTGCTACGCTTGGCGCGGCGAATGGATTGTTATGTGTGTCAGTCACTGTCTTTCTCCTGTTTGGTTTAGGGATTTCCCTAAATGGTTGGTAACTTATCCGTCCGAAATAATTATCGGGTCTTCTGGTTTAGGTGTAACAAGTCTTCCTTGCGGGTTACGAGCGTGTAGCCTTGCTTGGGAAGCGGCACTGTGCACCAACTGGCGCGTTGCTCCGTGGCTTGGTAGTCACCACAGTCTAGGCAGACGTTGTATCCGAGCCGTGCACGGCGAACACTGTAGTATTCTCCACAGCCGATACACTCAGGCGTGTAATGTTTACGTGGCATTGTTTGATCTCCATGTTGATTTAGGGATTTCCCTAAATGGTTGATTGAATGGACAGGGCGAACAGCCCCATCAGGTAGGAAGAAGTCCGACCATACATATAACATAACACAAGTAGCGAGGAATGTCAATAGGTGTCACGAACTATCGTGTGGTGGGTATACGTTGTATATAACAGAATGTTCCAACAGGGGTGTCTGTAAGTGACTGATATTAAACAAATGTTCCAAAGTTCAAATGTTCCAAAAGGATATGTCCGGATTTATAAAAGGGTTTTTAGCGCGAAGACCCCCTCTCACTTTCTCTAATAATAGAAAGATATATATACTTAAAAACTTGGAACATTTGGAACATTTCTTTCTTTTCAACGACTTAACCCTGTTTTTTTTGGAACACGGTTGGAACATTTGGAACATTTGTTTCTTTTCAAGGACTTAGTCTTTGCGTGAGGCGCAACGCTGTTGGGATACTGGTATCGGATTGTTTAGGGAAATCCCTAAATGCGACGAGGTATGCTGTTACCCCGTTGGAACATGCCAAAACGTGCTAGGGCGTGGCGCTACTTGAATACTGGTATCATGACATTTAGGGAAATCCCTAAACAAAAAAAGACCCGCCGAAGCGGGCCAAGGAGGGCATTTTGGTATGAGCCAGTGCCAACGTAGCATGTATCGTATCAATACGCAACAGGTGGGGCGTAACGCAACTGGAATACTGGTATCATAGGACATAAAAAAATGGGGAACCTTTCGGCTCCCCGTAAGATGTTACTTCCAATAGTCTTTGCCATTATCGTCATAACCAAACCATTCTGTTAACACGTCAAAATCTTCATCTTCATCTTTCCAATTTGCCTCCGCGTTTGGCGCAAAGATCATTTCAATTTGCTGCGGGATAGTAGGTGTTTCAAATACCTCTTTTGGCAGTATATCGCGTAGTATATCGCCAACACTTTTGAATTTATCTTCCATAGTTTTTCCTCCAGTTGGTTTGGGGGAACCTTTCGGCTCCCCCTAAGATGTTAGCGTTTGATTGACAGTGTTTCCATTGCCGCAAGTATCGCTTTGCGTGTTGGCGTGTAATCATTACCAAGCGCATCTTTGTTTTTCTCGACCCAATTCTTAACATTGGTTATGAGTTGATCGCGCATCTGAATAGTTGTTTTGTCAGCAGGTTTTTCTTTAACCGTTGCCGCACCATTCTCGACCGCCTCAATCTTGCCAAGGTTGCCATTTGTCTCGGCATATAACTCTGGCGCTTGGCGTAACATAAGCGCGTCTTTTAGATCGCCTATCTCTGAACCACATGCCGCACTATCGTGCGCACGTCCCTTGGCTTTTAGTACCTTGGCAAACAAGGCAACCAATTCAGCGCGGCTTTCCTTGGTTGCTGTTGATTTGCCAGACGCAAGATTGTTCTTGGTAGGCGCGACAGCATCCGTCCAGCGCATATGTTGCGTTACTACGTCGAGATGTGTGGCAAACTTGGCTTCGCCACCTAACTTGGCATTCCATGCGTCTTTGATTGATTTAAGAGCGATCACGTTATTAAGAATATTTGACATTGTAGTTCTCCATATTGTCAGACTTATTTTCGCCTCATGGCCTTGCTGACAATTACTTTATGCCATGCTATAACGTGTTACACAATAGATAGAACCGCACCGCTTGGCATCATATGGCATTGGATGGCATTACATACCATTTAGGGATTCCCCTAAATCGAGCATACGCTAGGCATACCCTACCCCCACCCCCCGCGCTGTCATGTGGGACTCCGTGTTAGTCTAGTAATACTATTCCAGATGAACTAATTGCTATTTTTTGAAAACCCCCCACCCCTTTTTTGAAACCCTTGCTAAAAAATTTTTTGTAACTTATTATTACGTTATCGGTTAACAACCTGCGATGTGATATGACAATGAACCTTACCCCCGAAACGGGTATACCCATTAGTGATGAGGTTAAGAGCATACCTCTACCGGAACGCGCGGCAGCGTTAGATAAAACTGTGTCTGAACTAGAGAAACATGGGCTAACCATCGACCCAGACGAGGCTGACAAAGAAGTTGCTGCAACTTTAGCCACTGCATATGCCAGTGCACCAGACAAAACGTCCCAAAAAGTTACCAACAAACGTGCAGCCAAGATAACTCCAGCTTCTATCCGCCTAACAAACAACATATTGGATGAATTTAACCATTCTGTAGTAGAATCTGCGAAACAACTGCGTAATTTGGTGACGAACAAGCTCGTAATAGAGTCTGAAAACCCTGATCCTCGTGTACGTATGCGTGCGCTTGAGCTTCTGGGTAAGATTTCAGACGTAGGGCTGTTTACAGAGAAGTCTGAAGTGACAATTACCCATCAAACCACTGACGACCTCAAGGAAAAGCTACGTGGAAAGCTCGCAAAGCTCGTAAATCCGTCCCCACCCATAGAAGATGCCGTTATTGTGCCCAACGAAGACGTAGATGTTGCGGAAGAATTTGGGTTTGACGATGACTGAGGCGCTAGATTTCACAGAAGCCGACATTGAGATGATGCTCGCTAATCTGGACGCGTTTAGCACTGAAGAAGTAGTCGAGATTGACCGTATGGTCGATGAACTACAGACGAGAAGCACCAATAAACGTGCGTTTGATGACCTCATTGAGTTCTGTAAGTTGATGATGCCTGAGTTTATTGTAGGCCGACACCACCGCATCCTTGCAGATATGCTTATGGGTATTGAGCGGGGGGACAAAGATCGTGTTTGCGTAAATATACCACCACGTCATGGTAAGTCACAGCTTGTGTCTATCTTCTATCCTGCTTGGTTTTTAGGCCGTAACCCCGGCAAGAAGGTTATGATGGTCTCTCACACGACTGACCTCGCTGTAGATTTTGGTCGTAAAGTCCGTAACTTGATAGCCACAGATACCTACAGTTCTATTTTTCCTACTGTTAAGCTGGCGCAAGACTCTAAATCTGCGGGTCGGTGGAACACAAATGTTGGAGGAGAATACTATGCGTGCGGTATTGGCTCTGCACTCGCGGGCCGTGGTGCTGACTTGTTACTTGTGGATGATCCACACTCAGAGCAAGATGTCATCAACGGCAACTTTGGAGTCTTTGAGAAGGCATATGAGTGGTTCACCTTCGGTGCTCGTACCCGCCTGATGCCCGGGGGTCGTGTCGCTATCATACAAACACGGTGGCATCTTGATGACCTAACAGGCCGTGTAACACGGGATATGTCCAAGAACGAACGCGCTGACCAGTACGAAGTGGTAGAGTTTCCCGCTATACTAGATATTAAAGACAAGAAGACCAAGAAGATGGTACAGAAGCCTCTGTGGCCTGAGTTCTTTGATCTTGAAGCACTCCTTAGAACCAAAGCGTCTATGCCTGTGTTCCAGTGGAACTCGCAGTATCAACAACAACCCACCACAGAAGAAGCCGCGATGGTTAAGCGTGAGTGGTGGAACGAGTGGGCGCACGAGACGCCGCCTCCCTGCGAATATATTATCATGTCGCTCGACGCCGCAGCCGAGAAGCACAACCGTGCAGACTACACAGCCCTTACCACATGGGGTGTATTCTTGAACGAAGAGACCAACGCGTACAATATTATATTGTTAAATAGCATCAAAGAGCGTATGGAGTTCCCAGAACTAAAGCAGCTTGCAATGGAAGAGTATCGAGATTGGGAACCAGACTCGTTTATTGTGGAGAAGAAAAGTTCTGGTGTAGCCTTGTATCAAGAGATGCGACGTATGGGCTTACCAGTGTCTGAGTACACACCACATAGAGGATCAGGGGATAAGTTGGCAAGACTTAACTCCGTTGCAGATATTGTAGCATCTGGGATATGTTGGGTGCCACAGACGAGATGGGCCGAAGAAGTTGTCGAAGAGATTGCAGGATTTCCATTTATGAGTAATGATGACCTTGTAGACTCCACGGTGATGGCCCTTATGCGCTTTCGGCAGGGAGGGTTTATTCGGTTGCCTACCGATGAACCTGAAGAAGAGCGGTTCTTCAAACAACGCCGAGGCGGGTATTATTAGGGGATTTAGCTATGGCTATTGAAAAAGGACTATACGCAGCACCACAAGGCTTTGAGGATGACCTCGAAGGCGGGCTGGACGGCGTAGAAGAGATGGATGTATCTGAACTAGCGATCGAAATAGTCGATCCTGAGTCGGTTACACTAGATGACGGTAGTATGGAGATCACCATTATCCCCGGTGACGAGATGGATTTAACCGAATTTGGCATGAATCTAGCCGAAGTCCTTGACGAATCGCATTTAAATGAACTTTCGGACGAGCTTGTGGGTCAGGTTCAGACCGATATTGAAGGTCGTAAGGACTGGGCGGATACATTCGTCAAAGGTTTGGACGTTCTGGGCTTTAAATATGAGGAACGTACGGAGCCGTGGGAAGGCGCATGTGGCGTTAACTCTACAGTCCTTGCAGAAGCAGCTATTCGGTTCCAAGCAGAGGCTATGTCAGAGACGTTTCCTGCATCTGGACCAGTAAAAACGAAGATTCTTGGGGTAGAAACCAAGGAAAAAGAGGAAGCAGCCGCCCGCGTTACGGCTGATATGAACTATGAACTCACCGAGAATATGGTTGAGTACCGCCCAGAACACGAACGGATGCTATACAGCCTTGGATTAGCGGGTTCAGCCTTTAAAAAGGTCTATTTTGACCCTAATTTAGGTCGTCAGGCAGCTATTTATATCTCCGCAGAAGACGTGATTGTGCCTTATGGCGCGTCTAATATCGAGTCTGCAGAGCGTGTAACGCACGTAATGCGTAAGACTAAGAACGAATTGAAGAAGCTCCAAGCCGCAGGATTCTACCGTGACGTAGACCTCGGAGAGCCAGAACCTTATCACACGGACATCGAAGAGAAAAAAGCTGAAGATGGCGGATACTCTATAACCAACGATGAACGATACGCTGTTTATGAAATTCACGCCGACCTTCTTATTGAAGGTATTGATGACGACGATGAGATTGCTCGTCCATACGTTGTCACTATCGAGCGTGGAAGTGGCGAAGTGCTGGCGATCCGTAGAAATTACGAGGAGGGTGATCCACTCACACTCAAACGACAGCACTTCGTCCACTATGTTTATGTGCCGGGATTCGGGTTTTATGGCCTTGGATTGATCCACATTATCGGTGGGTATGCCCGTGCTGGGACTTCCTTGATACGTCAGCTCGTTGATGCTGGTACGCTCTCCAACCTCCCGGGAGGGTTAAAGTCCCGTGGACTACGTATCAAGGGGGACGACTCGCCTATCAATCCGGGTGAGTTTAAGGATGTAGATGTACCGTCAGGGTCTATCCGTGACAACATTATGCCTCTTCCT